ACACCCCACCACCGGAACCTCCGGCCCCCCAGTTGGCAGGCCAGACGATCGGCCACGACAACCCGGCGGGGGAGGTGAACGGGTCGAGTGTTTCGGTGAGGAGCGTGTCGTCGTAGACGGCCGGGTCAGAGGCGATGAGACGGAAGGGGACCTCTTCGGATTTGGAAGCCCAATCCTCCGGGGTCAAATCCGACACACCTTCTTGGGGGCGGCATAGTATCCGCCGGTTGGTCTGGCCGGGCAGCCCCCACACGAACGGCAGTTCGGAGTCTACGAGAGGTTGGAAGGCTGCGAACAGTGCGTCCAGGTTGGACACCAGTTCATCCGTAGTGGCGCCGACCACCCCGAAGTCTAATTCGACGACACGTGCCACCTCGTAGGAGGCGCCGACCAGCCCGCCATGGTACCGGGGTAGGTCGGGTGTCAACACGTTTGTCGCCCGACGGTAGAACTTCAACCGGTGGACTTTGTAGGAAGTGCCAGCCCCGAAGGTGAGCCCGTTGAAACTGCCCTGGAAGTCGGTCATACCTACACTCCTGCAGTACGCAAACGCCAAGCCAGGTAGTCGCCCACCTGAAGCGGGTCGGTGTTCCCCTGGATTACCACCGTACCGATGATCGGGCCTTCGGTCCCGCGGGCCGGGGTTACCTTCTCCCGGTCTCGGAGGACGGCGAGGCCTTCACCGCCGGGGGTGGGGGCACGGAACACTCCACCCTCATGCAGCCGGGGGATGTTCGGAAAGTTGATGGTCTGCCCGCCGAACGCCGGCAGGCCGGGCAAGTCGATTTTCGGGAGGGTGATCGACAGGTTGTTCCACTTGTCGATGATCCAGTTGAGCACCGTTTTGAAAGCGGTCTTGATCCCATCCCACATGCCCGACACCGCATTGCCGATCCGACCGGGGAGCCCTTTGAAGAAGTCAACGACGAAGTTGAACGAGGCGACGATCCAATCCTTCACACCCGTGGCGACACTCTTGATCTTGTCGAAGTGTTTGATCAGCAGTCCGAGGGGGGTGAAGTTGAGGAACAGGCCGACAAGGAAGTCGACGGCCTCTTTGAACTTGTCTTTCAACCATTTCCCGACAGCAGCGGAAGTGGTCTTGATCCACTCCCACACACCTTTGAGGAAAGCTGTGATCTTGTCCCAGTTGGCGATGATGAGGACGACGAGGGCGATGACGGCGGCGATGAGGAGGATCCACGGGTTGGCCATGAACAGTTTCGACAGGACCATGAAAGCCTTGCCGACCGCACCGAACGACGAGATCAGTTTCCCGAAGACGAACAGGACCGGGCCTACCGCGGCAACAACGGCGATCATGATCCCGACCACCTTCTGACCGGCCGGACTGAGATTGTTGAACCAGTCGGCCGCCTTCTGGATAACCCCTGTCACCTTCTCAATGGTGGGGATCAGGGCAGTGGCGAGCGTTTCGGTCATCGTCCCGAAAGCGTGTTTCGCCTTCTCGATCTTCCCGACCATCGTGTTCCCGAGCGCTTCAGCCGACCCGCCGAACTGGGTGGTCAGCTCGCCGAGGATGACCTTCTGTGCGCCCATCGTGTCGCCCGCCTCGACCATCGCCTTAATCTGGTCCTTCTGCGCCTGGGTGAACTGGATGCCCGCCTTCGACATGGCGGTAAGACCCTTGACCGGATCGTTCAACGCTTTACCAACCATGATCGACGCCGAGGTCATGTCGCTACCCATCGCGACGGACATGTCCAGAGCGGCTTTCGTGGCCTGGTCGAAAATGTCGTTTCCCTTACCGGCCTGGTTGCTGATCTTCGTGAAGGTGAGGAGAAGGTTCTGGCCTTCGGTGATGGATTCGGCCTCAACAGAGGTCAGCGATTCCAGAGAGCCGGCCAGGTCGTCGATCTGTTGGCGGGTGACGTTCGCCGCTCCACCCGTCGAAGCAATCGCAGAATCCGTCTGCGCGCCAATCTTCTCTATCCGACCCAGCGACTTCACTGCGAGACCCGCCGCAGCGATGATCGGAAGGGTGACACCGACAGCCATACCCTTACCGATCGACGACATCTTGTCGCCGACCCGTTTCGTCCGATCCGCCATCTTGTCGAAGTGGCCGGCGATCTTCCCGGTTTCGGTACCGGCCGTCCGTTGGATTTCTTTCAGCTTGGAGGACAGTTGGTCTCGGGCTTTAAGCAGCGCCTCAATCTCGGCGACGGTGGCCATGATGTCACCTCCTCTTCGCTTTGGCTGCCGCCTGTAGAGCTTTCAACCGGAGTTCCGCCGCTGCTGTCTCTTTCGCCGTTTCCGCTTCCGTCTCCTCGGCAAAGGCGAACGCCTCTTCGATCACATGAGGCGGGGTGGCCATCAGCTCGGACCAGGACCACCCCATGTATTTGCAGAGGCTTAGGAGGGAGCGGCGTCCTCTTTTCCCTCGACCCCGATCTTTTCGATGTGGGCGTCGAGGGCGGCGATCAGTTCCCCCGCAGTGTCAGGGTGGAGGTTGCGGACCGCCTGTTTGGTGGGGGGTTCGGACAGCCCGTCTCGATCTTTGAACGACCAGGCGACAATCCAGGTGGACAGGCGGACCACCTCGTAGGACGGCCAGTCGATCTCCAACTCCAACGACCTGTCGGCGTCGAGTTTCCCGAGGATGGCGCCCGACTCGATCGCCTGAACCTCCGAGTAGGAGAGCTCCGACCTGAAGTCCACCCAGTCGTCGTCGGACAGCTCAACCCGGGTGGTCGCCGAATGGTCGACGAAACGGGGGCCGCTCACGGGGCGACGTCGCGGGTGAGAACCCCGGTGCCTTGCAGGGAGACGGGGGCCATGACCACTTCACCGATCGACCCGCCCAACGGCTGGTAGGAGGTGACGATAACCTGCCCCTGATATTCAGGGTTGGTCGCCGAGATCGCCGCGCTGGTCGGCTTCAATGCGAACGCGACTTCGGTGCCGACGATCGGGAACAGTTCTTCGTCGACATCGTTGGCCGCATAATCCTGGTTGAACTCGATCGACACCGACCACTGTTTCAGGCCGGGCAGGTACTCTCGGGTGCCGTCACCGGAAGCGGTGAACTCTTTGGCGTCCGCATCGTAGGTCAACGTCGCGGATTTGAGGTTGTCGGTCAGGTTCTGCGCCGCCAGACTTACCGTCGGCGTTAAGAACACAAGCTCGGACATGGGGGGTTTCCTTTCAGAATGTGACGGCTACACCGTCAGGGTTGTGGTTGGTTGCGCCGGCCGGACTCGAACCGACGGCCTCCGTCTTATGGGGACGGCGAGCACTCCACTGCTCCACGGCGCTTAGGCGATTCCGACTGCGACAGCGAACGTGAACGACGGGTCGGTTCCGGCGATCGTGTATTGGACCCGATACCAGGTGTCGGCGTGCGGCCCGTCGACTGTGAGCAGCTCCCCGCCTATCGCGGATCGCTGCGGGAAGGTGATCCGTGTTTCGGGTGTACCCCCGAAAGCCTGTTGGCTGTCGGAGGCGACAATCACATCCAGCGTGTCGGCCGCCGACGCGGACAGGACGTGCAGCGACGCCCGCAGTTTCTTGCCGGTGTCCACCGTCCCAAGGTTGAAAGCGGTCCCGTTCCCGGTCGCTGTCTCCACACCAGTTTGGAAGATGAGCCCGCGAGTGACAATCCCGGTCACCTGGTTCGAGTTCGAGAAGGAGAAGGCGTCGCCTATCGCCGCGCCCGGCTCATATTTGGTTCCGATCGAACTGAAGAAGAAGGCGACATCCCCCTCATCCCCACCGTCGGGGGAGAGTGTCGTGTTCCTCGCCGCCGCTGCAAGGTTGGTGAACAGGTCGGAGTCGACGGGGTCATCCCAAAACCCTGAATGTTCAGACCCCGCACCGACCAGACCACCCTTGTAGGTGCGGGTGGTATCACCGAACGCGGTGAACTGGACGGCGTCCGCGTCGAGGACCAGCGCATGCTGTGAGTAGGAGCCGGACAGGTCGAGGCCGGCCACATACTGTTTCGGATTCAGGAGGACTAGCTCGGGCATATCAGCTCACTTTCCAGCAGAACATGTCAATCCGGCGGCGGTGGAGTAGGGCGGACTCGTCGTATCCGGATTCGTCGTCTTCGGGGAACGAAGCGTGGATACCGGTAGCGGACACCATGTCCAACGCCGCATGCAAAGCTTCGGCGCCGGTCACCGCTTCGGCGTAGGAGTCGGCCCACACGTCGAGTTGGATACGCGCCCGTGTCAACGGGACGTTGCCTGAAGCCAGATTGTGCAGGGTGGAGATGCGTTGGTAGACGACCGCGGGCAATGCGGGGTTGTCGGGTAGGCGGGACGGGTGGATTCGGGTGCCGACCACAGCCGTCACCCCGGTTTGTGTGAGTAGGTAGGTGCGGAGGTCTGCTTCGAGGCTCATCGTTTGGCTATCCGGATTGCTTCTTTGAGACGCTTCGTGATCTTCTTCTTGACAACCGCGTCGGCCTTGTCGGCTATTGGGCGGATCAGCGGGGTTGCCCCGTGGTGTGCCGTCCCGAACTCGTGGAATCTGACGATGTGGGCTCGACCGCCAGTCTTGGACGGGCCGACAGCGACAGCACCCTTCCGTCGTTGGATGATGAACGTGTCGTGGGCTACGTTCAACGTGTCCTCCCGGTTCATGTCGGCGGCCATCTCCTCACCAATTTCGGCAAGCCCGTCCATGATCAGGGCTTCGAGTTGGGCGTCGATCTGTTTCAAAGCGGCAACCAGGTCGTCGGCGCCTCTAAGTTCGGCTTCGATCATGGCCCTATCTCTTTCACGGGGAGTTCGAGTTTGCGGACCCGGCCTTCCCTGTCGATCGGCGGGCCGACAATCTCAAACGTCCGGGTTCCGTCGACAACCCGCATGCCCGACAGGATGCCGGTGCGGTACCGGATGGTCACCGTCGTGGTGATCTGTGCGGAGAACGAACCGTCCCGGACGATTTCGGTGGACGACAGGTCGACGATTTCAGCCCAGACGGTGGCGAACGTCGTCCAAGTGTCGAGGGGTTCCCCGAACGTGTCGAAGGATGCCGACCGTTCTTGGATGGTGACCCGCCGGCGGAGCGACCCGGCTCTCACAGAATGTCTCCGACACGCCGGTTGACCAACAACGATTTGAGGGTGGGCAGTTGGGCGACGATCGTGCCGACGATGATGCTCTCACGGTTCTCATACATTTCCCCGACCATCAACAGGACGGCGGTCTTGAACACTTCGGGCACGGCTGCAGCGGCCCCGTAGCCTGCCGTGTACAACACTCGGACTGCGGAATAGTCGCGGGTGTCCGTCGGCCAGGAGGCGGAGTCTGCCAGGATGACCCGGTGCCGGTCGAGGGTGTCCTGGTTATCGAGGATGTAGTCGGCTGCTGGGACGGTGCCGGTGGTTTCGTCGGGTTTCGTGTAGGTGATCGACGTGACTGCGATGGCTGGCGGGCGGGGGAGTATGATCGGCCCGGAACCGAACCCGTCGAGGGTGAGCTGCCAGGTGGCGGTAACCAACTGGCGACCCGTGTACTCCTCGACCCAGGAGGTGGCTGCCTGCAGTTGGGTGAGGATCAGCCCGTCGTCGTCGTCGACATCCACCCGCAAATGGTCTTTGGTGTCCGACAGGCTGACCGGTGTTTCAGTTGGGGCGACCGTTTGGGTGAATCTCATGGTGTGAACGTCCCTGTCACGGTTGCAGTGTCATTCTCCTGGCTGGCCGCCGACGTGCCGGTGTACGCCGGGGTTGTGGACGGTTCCGGTCCGACGGTGAACCGGCCTTGGGCTACCGTCCGGACTTCGCC